CAAAGACCTTGATACGGTTGTCGCTCAGGTTATGGGGTGGGTTATTAGCGACACAAAGAAGACGCTGAAGATAGCCACCTGTCAGTATAAAGACGGGTGTGATTGCCGTGACCGTATGTCGATTCCGGCAGGGTGTGTGGTAAAGAAGGAGGAAGTATGAGTGGGAAGGGAGACAAGAGGCGACCAATCCAGATCAGCGATGAAGAGATGGATGATAACTGGGGGTTCGCCTTTAAGCGTAAGAAGCAGAATGCAGAGAAGAGTCGGTATAAGCGCAAGCAGAGGGAAGAAGCTATTGAGCCCAAATTTAAGAAGTAGCAATCCCTCCTTCGAGCAAGCCCGTGACCTAAGCAACCTCGAGGGCATTTTATACACCGTAATGTCTGAGAGGGGGAGGCAGGACATTTCCTATGCCGACTACCTTGCCGACCTCGACCTGCGTGCTATGGTTAATGATCGCGACAGATACCGGCTGATTCTGGGCCGTACAATCTTCACTTATAGCCCAAAGTACCTGACCGAGCACCCTAATACAGCTCAATCATTGAGAAGTCTGGAGGAGGAGCAACGTCTTAACCCGCTGAGATTCTTCGCCCCGTCCGGCAAGGAGGCTCTCGCCTACCTAAACGACTTTGACTCAACGCTTTGCATACTTACAGCTTGCAACCGCTTTGGAAAAACGCAAACGATGTTGATTAAGAAGCTGATCAACAACATCCCATGCGATCCTAGCTGGGAGATATTCACCAAGTATGGCGTGAAGCACCGCCCATGGCGTGGGGCAAAGAACATTGGCCTCGCCTCATACGAGCTGGACTTCCACTCTGACACCCTCCTCCCTATGATTCTTGATTGGTGTCCAAAGAAGGAGCTCGGCCCATATGCCAAGGACTACACAGGAAAGGGCGCAAGGAAGGTCACAATGCGCGTAGAACCGCAGTTACCGTTGGCATGCGGGTCAAAGTTCATGTTCAGTGCTATGTCGCAGTCTCAGGGCAAATTCGAGGGTAATGTTAAGCATGATTGGGGATGGGATGAGCAAGGGTCGGAACCCGCCTTCGATGGCGCGGACGAACGTACCCGTACATTCAGTGATGGCCGTCATGATTTCGCTATGACCCCCCATAAGGTCGAAGGAAGGCCGGACACCGGAGCGGGCTCATGGATTAATAAGATATACAGCGGGGAGTTAACCAAGGGGCACAAGATTAAGACCTACATGGGACAGGTTTGGGACGTTCCCGACTGGATTTACCCCGAGTCATCCAAAGCTCAGGCGTTTGAGAAGTGGGTTGCGGAGCCGGAAAGGACTCAGAATATTAAAGCCTCTCGCGAAGGACAGTCTCGTTTCTTTGGTAAGTGGCACGAAAGCTCTGGTCTTGTCATTGATGAGTGGGATTCCACCAAGCATGTGATAGAGCCGTTCGATATTCCCAAGCACTGGTCTAGGTTCAGAGCCAACGACCACGGGAGCACCCACCCTGCCGCATGCTTATGGGCGGCCATGTCTCCGGCGGGCGACCTCTTCTTCTACAGGGATTGGCTCAAGACGGGGCTTGTCGCCTCCGAGTGCGCCAAATCCATCATTGAGAAGAGTGGCAACACCCGGAAATTGATCGGCACATACAAAAACCCGAAAACCGCACAGATGTATGACAAATATGAAGAGGTTCAGAACAACGAATCTTATCAGTGGACAGTATTTGACCCCCGCGCCTTCTCCGCAAAGCAGTCCGAATCCGGCTTGTTACTTTCAAAGCTCTATGAATTTGCAGGGCTGAAGGTCAAGAAGGGGTCTGGCAAGGACTCCGACCATTATGTGCCAATCCTGAAGGAATGGTTCAACATTGATATGGAGAAAAAACACTTCATCACCGGCGAGATGGGCGCACCTCGCGTTTACGTGTTCAATACGTGCCACGATTTTATTAAGACTATCAAGCGATGGGTGTGGGCGGAGCGCAAGACTAAGAGTACGGAGAGGCTGGCGAAGGAGAGCCCCACAAAGGTTGATGACGATCTGTGCGACTGCATGAAGTATTTAATCCAGGCCAACCCCCGCTTTCGTGGTAATGCGAATATGGGCGACAAACATTATTATGATGAGATTGACGGGTATGACGAGGAAGATCAGCATAGATCATTTAAGCCGCAGAATCGTCTGACGGGTTATTAGGCGGATTAGTTGTTGACACTTGTTACAGGAATGTACTACAAACACAACTGAAGTTACAAAAATGTATCTTTTAGGAGAAAAGAATGTCTGAGCTTAATGCGGTGTCCGGTAACTGCTTTGTTGTCCGTGACACACAAGAGACTGATTATAATGGAGTTGATCTAAGCGACTCGGTGCAGGTGAAGTCCTCTTATGGAACAATTAAATCCATAGACAGCGACCTTGCTCAATCCGGCGACAGAGTTCATATCCCCCATTACGGGGTTATGGACATGGATTTTAACGGCGAAGAGTATGCCATGTTCAAGGCGGATAGACTTTTCTTTGTAAACGGGGAGCCGGTAAACAAGTATGTACTGGTTCGTAAATGCACAGAAGATCATGTGCGCGATGAGAGTGGCGAGGTTGCCCTCTACATGACAGATAACTATATTGAGAATACAAACTGGGCTGAAGTTGTTGAGCCTGCTGGAGATTGCAAATATATGAAGCCAGAATATAACGGCCTCTACTGCCCCCTCCCGGAAAGCGACGAGAAACTTGCCAGAATTGGACACTCTAAAGACTTCTGCGCACATGAAAGCCTGATACAAATGCTAACGGAGGGCTAGACATGGCAACATCAAAAGACTTTATTCCCAGCGAAGCTGAAATTGAAGTAACCCCAGCTTTATTTCTGGATGGAGTTAAGAATCTTTCAACAGATGAGGATATAACCAATTACACTATTCAATGCATACATGAATACTACGCCCGCTACGAAGGTCAGCGGGAAGAATGGGATCGAGATACAGACGGCATTTGGAACCTACAGGACGCGATGTGGCGCTGTGGGCTTAACGATGCCGCTGTTCAGTCGGAGAAGCACAATGGGGCTAATGAGCCTGACGAGTGGGAAAGGGCTAAAGTTGGCTCAACACTTCTTTACCGCCAGGTGACACAGAAGGCTGCGAATGGTTATGCAGTTCAGACCTCCCGCGACATGCCCTTCAAATACGATGCAATCTCTGATAGTGAGTTTGACCTTGCCGAACATGCGGAGGGGCGGGCGAGGAAGCTGAACCTCCTAGCCAAGTGGTCAATGAAGGCCGACGGCTTCAAGGTTAAATCCATTGATTTCTGGACACACCTCTACAAGCGCGGGAATGTCCCTGTTATGGTGGAGTGGATGCAGGAACTCGGCAAAAAGAAGGTTAGTAAACCAATCTTTGATGATGACAACAACATTGTTGACACAGAGATTGAGGAGATTGACAGCGCTATTGTTAATCGACCAACATTTAAGGTTCTCGCGATAGAGTCCCTGTTTGCGGACACTGCAATCGGTAATATACAGGACCAAGAGTGTGTCATTGTGACATCCGTGGTCGGCATGACAAACATAGTGGACAGCATCCGCAATGGGGTCTATCGCGAGAACTTACTTGATGACTTAAACAAATCCCACCAATGGGACGGTTATTCGGGCGGGAATGACAGCGAGGATGATAAACGCCAGAACAGAGGGCTCGACCTCGATGTTTCCAACGCAGGAACCGGGCAGTACCTGAAGTGGGAGGCATTTGTAAACCTTCCTGTAGATGAGGGTGAGGGAACGTGGGATCTCCTAAAGAATGTTCCCCGGCGCTATCGTGTGACCATGATTGGCAACTCTCCAACCACATCTGTTGTTGCCCGCATTGAGCGTAATCAGGAACCGGACGATACCATTCCGATTGAATTGATCCATGCCAACCCCGACGATGACGACTACCTCTACCACATCTCTGATTACGAGGTGGTAAGAAGCAATATCGCTGTTGAGACCACCATTCTCCGTCAGATGATCGACAATAACACACTGGTCAACAAGCCCCCGATTAAGGAGCTCGATGGTGCTGTTCGCGGTAATGATCGTTCGTTCGGCCCCAACGCCCGCTGGAAGATGGATGACCTCAACGCTATCGACACGTTTGACATCCGACCTTTGGCGCAAGAGAACATGACCGTTATCGAGTATGTGAAGGAAGATTCCAACACGGCCAACAGTATTGACAAGAACATGATTGGCGATAGCTTCGGAGCACGGACAACCGCATCGGAGGCAACAACGATCAGCAGCAATTCCAGGCGACCGAACATTGTTAAGATCGAATATGCTCTTGAGCAGTTGTTCCAGTTCTATGCCAAGCGTCTCAAGGTGAACTGGGAGGCTTATGGCCGTCATGATCAGATCATTCAGATTACTGACGAGAATGAGAATAAGGTCTTTATCAAGCCTCAGAACCTTGGTGGGGAGTATGACATCGTAATTGATGTTGTTGACGATATGAAGGATGAGGAAGTTAAGGCGCAGCGTCTCATTAACGGCGCACAGACCTTTGCCAACATTCCACAGCTCGCACAACAGATGGACTGGTCGATGCTGGCCGAACAGCTTGCTGACAACCTCTTCGGAACAACCAAGTTTGTAACCGGAGATGCGGAGGGTGACGTTATCGCCAACGCAGAGCGTAACATTCTTCAGATGCTCAATCAGGGAGTTCCGCTTTCCGGCATGACCCCGAACATGAACCTTAAGAAGCACCTCGAGATTTACAAGCAGGAGCGTAAGCGCTGGACGGGTAACGAGGAGCAGAACCCGAATGTAGCCCTTCTTGACGGCGCGATTGAGCAGCTGGAGGAGGCTGTTAAAAATCAGACGCAGGGCGGGCAGGCTCAGACCGGACAGCCACAGGTGCAGGCACAATTGCAACAACAGTTAACCTCGGGAGCGCTTGGTGGCATTCAATGATATAGGCAAGAAGGGGCTTGATAAGAGTGATATGCATCGGTGGTCAACCTCTGATGAGGCAAAAGCCTTTGTGGATGAAATCAATGTCTACAAGAAGCAGGCTTTCGCAAAACTGCTAAAAGAAGGGGAGAAGAAGCACTCCCAGAATGCTGAATGCTATAAAGCCTACGAGCGGGTTATAACCCTGCTGAACGAGGCATCTAAGCTTTGAACAATTTCCACCCACTAAGGGGTGGACTATATAAGAGATACTACATTTTTGTAATAAATATTTGACAGGCATCAAATTTGTAGTATATATAACACAAAACAAAGGAGTGTTATCGTGTTAGACGAGAACCTCAATGAAGAAGTAGCAGAAGAACAAGATATCGTTGACCTTCTTGCCGCACAGGGCGGGGAAGTTGAGGATGAAGTGGTGGTTGATGAGTTCCCAACGGAGCTGCCGGACGACCTTGACGGTCTCAAAGCAATGCTGATTGAACGAGATGAGAAAATTGGCAAACGCAATAAGACAATCAAGAAGCGGACGGAAGCAACGCACCGGATGCAGGATGAGATTCAATCTCTCCAGCAGCAGATTGCGGACATGAAGAACCAGACAACCAATGCGTCTACAATGGAGGCGCAAAAACAGGAGTATAGTGAGACTCTTGAGAAGTGGCGGAATAGTGTCGAAGAAGACCCTAGTAAGGCCGTCGATTTCGTGACATGGCAGAACAGCGAGACGCAGGACAAGATTGTTAATTATCTTGCCGATATGCAGACGAAGTTTGATGCCCGATTGGCCGAAATTGAAGGCGGTATGAACCCAGAAAGAATGCAGAATCGCGAGAAGATCAGTAAATTGAAGCAGAACCCTCGTTTTGCTAACTTTAATGATGATCAGCTTTTAGCCGTTATTCAGGCTACGAGCGATATTAAACCTCGTGGTACAGTCACAGGCAAACCCGTTGTTGCAAAGCCGTCTAAAGAGAAGGCACTTGAGCATGCGCGGGAGTTAGCTAAGAAGCATTTTAACGGAACATTTGGGTGAGGGGGATAGTTATGACAAGTCAAGAATTAAGTTTGGACGAACTCAAAGCGGAAGCAAAGGCTTTGAATGTGGGTGGATGGCAGGCGTGTAAAGACCCCGAGAAGTTGAAGCAGAAGATTGCCGATGCTAAAGCGGGAGAAACAAAACGGAAATCAGCTCCCAAGCTGCGGGTTGCTACGATGGGTGAAAACTCACGTAATAAGCTCATTGAACAGCTTGAGAAGGATGATCCTGAATGTAAGTATATTACACAGGCGGCCAGTCTATCAGCAGCAGAAGCCGAAAGCAAAGGTATGGAAATTGTCAAGAAAGACAACGGAGATATTCTTTACTGCGGAGAGGACATCGTTTGCCGAACTGAGAAGAAGTCGTACCAAGAATGGCAGGATAACCGTACAGCAGGAGCACTGAAGTCAATGAAGTCCATTGATAAAGACCTGTCCACAAAACATGGTGGAAAGCGAATCCAAGCCGTTACTGAACGACCTAAACAGGGAATTGACCCTGAATAGGTCATAACTATCTAGGAGAATTATTATGGCAGTTACAGGAATTACAGGTCTTCCAGAGATCGTGAAACCGGGTGGCGCAGTCGAAGAACGTAATGATTATCTGGTTGGCGAAGCATATGCCGCTGGTGATCTGATCCGTCTTGCTTCGGGTGGAACCATCAAACTCGCAGAAGCAACTTCAGCCGGAGCCGTGCATGGCATTGCTCTTGAAGCAGGTGTTGTCGATGCGGTAGCAAAAATCATCTTGTTTGCGGATGACACCGTTGTGTCTATCCCGACAATCGACGGGGAGTCCCCCGCTGACCTGACCAAGAGTCTTACGTATGCACTCGAAGTCGGCACAGGCGCATATGCCGTTACAGCCACCACCACCAATGGTGTTGCAACTGTAGTTGGTTATGCAGACGACTCTATTCCGTGGACTGACCGCACGAGTGCGTTTGATCAGGATTCCACAGTTGACAATAACCGAGTTCACGTTCGCTTCAAGCAGACGGTTCTTGACGCTAACGTTGCATAAGGAGGTTATATTATGTCTTGGAACTTTGGTGAAAGTGTAGAAAATGTCGTGCGTTCTGGATCTGGTTATCAGATGCTGGACGATGAAACCGCAAACTTTTATACCGCTAATCTTGATGAAGCGGCTAAAATTCTTGCGAAATCTCCCGTACAGGGGTCTAAGTATTACAAAGTACGTAACACCACGAAGAACAACATTTCTTCGCAGGATATGTATGGAATCGGGCTGGCAGAGGTTAACTCCGATGTAGAGGCTCTCCCTGTTGAGAAAGCAATCACTGGTTTCGACCAGACCATCACTTCGTTCGTTATCCGTCAGTCTATGGGTATCGGTCGCGAAGCAATGGATGATGATCGCTTTGGTGTTATTGCCGACCAGACTTCGCGTCTGATGCAGTCCGGCGAAAAAACCATCGAACGTCTGCTTGCTGACTCGGTGAACCGTGGATTTGGTACTGCCGATGGCGGAACTACCGCAACCACAAATCTGTCTTTGCTGGCAGAAGATGGTCTTGCGATGTTCTCCGGTAGCCGTCCGCAACCCCGCGCTTCCGCAGGAACGTGGTCTAACCTGAATACCGCTGGCGCGTTGACCGCTACGACCGTTGCTGATGCACGGACTAGCTTCAACACCTACCTCGACGGTAATGGCGACCTGGCCCCGCAGATGCTGGAAAAGGTGATTATCTCGCCTGAACTCGAAGATACCATGCGTGAAATCAGTGGCTCCTCCCTCAAGGTGGATACTTCGCTGAATACCACTAACATCGTATCCGGTACGCCGTATGAAGTATGGCACTGGCTGAACGCTAACACCATCGTTTATTGTGGTGATGGCGAAAACGGCCTTGAGTACCATGTTCGCCAGAATCCTTCTACTTATACGTGGGAAGATGGCAACAACCCTGACCTGATTCGTACCCGTCTGCGCATGCAGCTGGGAACGGGCCTGAAGCGTCCGGGCAAATTCAAAGGTCAGCTCACTAGCTAACCAGCGAAATTCTGAGGGGCGGGGTCATGGCGACCCCCTCCTCTTTTACTTTTACAGGAGATTAAAGATATGTCGAATACAGAAAATTGGGAGCAGGCTTCACTTAGCACCGCGGGGGTTTTTACTGCCGCTGGCTTTGTTGGTGATGTAACGGGGAATGTTACGGGATATGTAATCTTCCCGACAAGTGACCCAGAAGTGGTTGGTGCAGTGTGGAATGACTCAGGAACCCTAACGATTAGCGCAGGTTAAGGAGA